GTATGGTCATTAGAAAAAGTCTCAGGGAAAGACCGATAAGCAGGGAATAAAACATTACACCCAAGACTATCTGCTTCACTGACTGTGTTGGAAACCCAATCTTGAAGGGCGCAATTAAAGACAACCCTACTATCATTAAGGATATTATAATAAGCATTTTTTTCTAAGTTTTCATAAACCGTTAGCAAACCTTTTTCTTGAAATTTGCGAGTCCTACTCATGTAAGATTGGTTGTTTGACTTAAGACTACCGCCGCTACAGATAACAAATTCAGTATTGTGATTTGGATGTGAGGCATGATATGCTTCAATCAGATCCATATAAAAATCAGGTTGTTTTTCCTGATCCCAACGTGAACTGAATACTACACGCATACGCCGATCATTGAAGTTTTTAATTTGCTCAACACGGCTTTGTACTTCATCACGACCAAATGCAAGTCCACTAATATTGTAGATTGGTGCTTTCCAACCTGCTACCTTCATGTGCATTACCATTTCTTCACTAGTAGCAAGTACACCATCTACGAACGAGTCAACCATTTTTTCATAATGGCCCATCCACTCTGACATACCCCAGACATGAACAAAATCATCTGGATCAATAGACTGAGCAAGACAGCGAACAAAAATGCGAGGGCAATGCTCAGGACTGATTTGATTGAGGATATATGGTAGGCTTTCAATGCCCGGTTGAAACATGTCCTCACAGTAGATAACATCTTCATTATTACATTCTCCTGCCTTCATCAACTTGACTAGATTCATTAGTTGCGACATACCAAAATATGTGCGACCATGTGCATCTAGTACCTGACCAGTAACAATTGCCTGATCAGTAGTTAATGTGTCACCAGGTACGATTACATAGTTAATCTTACGCCGCTTAAATACACGCTCATTCCATTCTTGTAGTTGTAGAGTGTACCGAGCCTTATACGGCTCAAGACCCATGTAAAATAGTTTACGCATTAATTAGCCTTAGTATCAATATCCCACATACTCTTTACAGTTTTACCTGAAAGATGTTTAGTGAATTGCCTATAGACAAAGCTTTTAGCGCTGTAGAGGTCTGCTTCATCAAATTTAAATCCATAATCTACGCAAAATTCACGATACTTATCAAGGTCGTCGAAAATTGCATGAACACGGGGGTTAGGTTTGATTTGAATTTTAGCCATTTTATTTCCTTTAAATAGCAAGTTGTTGATAAGGTTTGGTTGTGTTATAGTAAATTGTGGCACCGTTCTCACCGTCTTCTGAAATAGTGATATGAATGTCACGGTCGGGATAGCGATTAGCAATAGACTGATAAAGGTCATCACTAATCATTTCACAACTTTTGAAATTTAGTTCAAGTGTGCCGCGATAGAGGTTCTCCAACCATCGCTTAAACTGAATAAACTCAATATCCCTGTCGGTGTGAAATACTTGAATCGCTACGTTAAAATGAAAAATGTGACGATGCGGAGTTCCTAAAAAGCTTACGTCATATTCATCGCCTGTTGCCAAATTAGCATCAATAGATGCAGAAGGGTAACAGTGAATACCTTCTTTTTGAAAAGTAACCCAAATCATGCGTTTGGCTTGATCTTTAATACGGTTACGCTTTTCTTGTTTCGCTAGTAATACTTGTTCCATTAATGGTCATCCTCAAAGTTAACTCGGTCGTGTTCTTCTTCCCATTGCAATTTAGTAAGTTTGTTCAATTCAGTACTCAAAATAAGTACTTGACGCCGCATATCAAATACAGTTTCCGTATCATATTCATTGTATGAATAAATTCTAGATTCTAATAGTTTGATACTTTGTTTAATAGTTTCTATACGATTTTTATAAGGCATATTAATCTCCTAGTACCTCAAGCATTAAGTCATCACTATCTTCAATTACTTCTTCTTTGGGTTCTTCAGTAGTAAACAATTGATCAAACATAGTTCTAGCGTTTACAGTTTTCTTACCACTAAACCCTTGACTACCACTTTGCATCTGCATCCAAAATCTACTATGATAATCAATTAAGTCCAAACTCTTTTGGCGGTCGTTGAGAGAGAAAATTTCATCTACAATTTCACTAAAACGAATACGCTCAAAAGTTTCATTCATAATCATCTTTGGAATCACACCCTGTTCATATCTGCGATTAGCCTCTTGTACAGCATAGATATGCTGGTATACATTATGAGATTGAAGTAGAGTATAACTTAGAGTATCCCAACTAGTTTTTGTTTCTTTACCATGTTGACCAATGAATCCTTGACCCCTATAGCACAGATCCTTTAACATCATTCTATCAGTTACCGGACTATCTGTAAACACTTTATGGATACCATCTTGTAATACCGCATCACGGAATTTGCGAGTATCATTAGCATAGGATTTTTTCTCTGCGGTTTTTTCCATGCTATAGGACCATTTTTTATTATGCTCAATACTGGTATTGAAATATGCTAGTCCTTTAGCCGCACTGAAGAATGGGCTGGCACAGTCAAAAGTAATCTGTAGTTTTGGATTATGATATTTGCGAACCGCTCGTTGAATATCTGTAAACAATACAGCATATTCCAAGATACTTGTACCCAAACAGTGAATCAAATCATGTTTACCTTCTTGGAGAAGACCGTCATGAATAATGCCTACAATTCGTTTGAGTGTAAGATGAATATCAATTTTATTTTGTCCACCAAATGCCCAACCATTAAAATGAGTCTCGGGATAGATATTTGGATCGCAATACTTTTTCATCTCTTCATACCATTGGTCACTTTGAGTATGAGTCAGACCCTGTAAGACATTTAAGAACTTACAGTTACCATTGCGGTTCTCAATAAAATATTCGTTATTGATATGAGTAGCATCAATCGCTTGTTGTATTGTACTGATGCCATGCAATGACTTACCTGTCTTTGGATCTTTTAAGTGAAATGTGCGTAGAGATTGCGAAGGAATATCAAGACACATACCATAGTCCATGTATGTGTCCATCCAATTAAGGACTGCCTTACGCTTAATCATTGCTTTGGGACAGTTAGGATCTTTCCAATCAGCAGGCCATTGACCTTTAAGAATTTGAAAACCACCTGAGTCACCTAGCATGAAAGTACCTTCTTCACGGTCACGAATAATACTTTCGTTGAAGTCAATTTTAGTAGTATCTAAGTTAGCATGACCTGCACTATACAATCCCCATTTGTAGTAATACAATCCTTCTTTACTATTAAGAAAATTAAGTTTTTCTACATCACCACCAAACCCTTGAGGGATTCGTGCGGGGTCAAAATATTGTTCACCATTGCGTTGCTTACCCAAGCCAGCAATATAAAAACTACTGACTGCTGGTAAGAATAGTGCCCAATCGGGGTTGTGTGATGTTGATAGGTTGACTTGTTCCATTATGCTTTCAAGAGCGTTTTAACTACTTTAATCTGCTCTTTAGTGTAGTTGAGTTGGTCAATTAAATCTTTCAAAGCAGTATTTTCTTTTGCTAGTTTTTCTAGTTCCTGTTCTTCATGCATTTTTTCTCTAGCCCATCTCATAACCATCAAATATTCATGGTCAGCATTTAAATTTATTGAATTTTCAATATCTACCCAACTACCACCGCTGCTTACTTGAAATTTTTTACTCGTACCGTTCCATTGAACAGCACCAGTTGAAGATGGTAAATTGTATGACGTATCATTTTGAAAAAACGGCACACCACCTGAGTGATTAATTCTAATCATTTGATATGAGCAGGAAGAAGATATTGATATGAAGCAAGACCACTATCTACCATAATTTCAGTAGCACCTTGGTCAGAAACTCTTACCGTTTTGTCACCTGGAAGATCCATAATTGCCAAGAAAACCTTAACAGGCCACAACCATGCTTTAGCCAATTTACCTGTTATTTGCGGATAGAATACAAAATTACCTGAGTGAGTTGATGGGTCACCGAATGAAATTCTAAGATCGCCATTTACTGTTTGCATAGTAAAATGTGTTTCTTCACTATGTGCTTGTGATTGTTTTTTCAAACGCATAATGCCTGAGATAGTAGGTTCAAATTCTACGTTCCATACAGCACCTTTAAATCCTGGGCCCTTTATTTTTTCTTCAATAATAGCCTTAGACATTAGACGGTAATCATTAATGAAATCTTTATTTTTTGTTTCAAAATGAATAGCACTAGGAACTGATGGGTCAGTACCATTTGATTGCCTAGTTACATTAATAATAGAACTATTATCATACTCATCAAAACCTAAAATTGTTTTGAGTTTACCTAAGTTTGGCATACCAAACGTACCATCAAATTCGCTAATAGGATTTTTAAAATTACCAAAAAGAAGTACGCTTTTATCTTCGGATACAGCATACATTTCAGTAGATGTTTGAGTACCTACAATTTTGATTAGGTCAATGTTACCCAATCCATATGAGTGTTGGATTAGATCCTGTAAATTATCTTTCATGTTTTTCCTTTATGTTTAAAATATTTAGGCATTTATACTTCGTATAATAGTGGAATTTATTGCGAATGTCAATACTAGTTTACCCAAATGTAAACAATTGGTCAAATGTTGAATTAGTATTAGTATTACTACGCAAATCCCAACCTAATACACCTAGCAAATTTTCTATTTTTTCATCTACTAATGTACGTTCCATTTCGTTATCATCAAATGGAAGTTCACAGAACCAAGCAGGTAACCTTAGTTCATCAGTTGGATATGCAATGCTAGTGAACCCTAACGCATTTTGTTTTAGTTTACAAACGATAACCTTCATTCCATCAACGATTTTCATAGAATAATTGTCACCATTAACCCTGCGTAAGTAATTATAGTTCAATGCCGCTCTAACATGTCCAGGCATATTAGCACGACCAGTTTTACTGTTAGCTTCCAAGTCTCCATACGTTGTAAGTTTGTTTACACCTTTAGGAGAACCTTTAGTCCAACTGTCCTGTTCACTTAATGTTTTCTTAAACTCTTTGATTTTTTCAATGACTTCTTCACGGCTTTTACCCTCTTGTAATACCATACACAATACGTCCATCAAAAAGTCTTGAATGTATTTGGGAGTATCCGCTCGTTTCAAATCAAGGCCCATAGCCTTAACGTCACCCATTTTACCGTCTTTATCTTTGCGCTTACCTTCTTTGTCAAAGATATTGATAGCATAACGTTTCTTTGTGATAAACAGAGTACGATCACCAATCAATTCACGACCAGCCTTGATAATCTCCCCATTCTTTCTTGGAGCATGAAATGCTCGTTCCATGAAAGCAGGAAATGAATCATTAGCCTGATCGGCAATACCATCATATAAACCAATACAAGTTTCTTTATTCCAATTTAATTCTCCACCTTTTATCTGTGGTTGTAAACTAGCATAAGCACTAAAGTAGCAACTGTCAGTATCTCCATAGACAATCGCAGAGCCATCGTGGTTATATTCACCAGTGATTGTTTCATTGATGGTACTCATCATATGTTTAACAATCTGTCTACCGCTTAGAGTAACACTTTGACCGATACGCTTGTCATAGAAACGACAATGCTCGTTTAGCAGTGCGCCATATGCTGAGTTAAGCAAAATCTTACGCACTAATTGACGCTTATCCCAATACTCTTTATCTTCGTCGGTAGTAGATTCTCTAAGTTTCTTTTGCATGACCTTACGATCACTATACCAACGAGAGAGTAGACCGGGAATCACACCTTCTTGGTCATACTTAAATATAGTACCATTAGCACTAAGTATCCAAGGCTTGTGACTATCAAAGATTAATTTCCAAATCTCTGCCGCACTCATTTCTTCACTACGACCATCTTCATAGTCTAGTGTAAGCATTGTGCCGCGTTCTTGGTTCATAATAGCAGTATATTCTAGTGAGCCAAACAAGCCTTCCCATAGAATACTACCAGTTACGGCATCGTCATCTTCTTTAGCACGTTTCTTTTCGTTGGCTAACCTTTTGCCTTTGTCTTGCATGTATTGGTTAGTGAGTGATTGCCTGACCTGACCGACAATGGTCTCAGGGGCCATGTTAAGAGCGCGGATTGCTGACGGGTAAAGACTGTTAATGTCAACTGCTCCGACCCATTCGTGAATGCCCCTTTTGGGCGTAGCAACATAGGCACCTGCCGCTTGTTGTTCATCATTACTTCCTTCCTTTCGTTTTTTATCAGGGACTACTAAACCACGCTCATGGGCTTCGTTCATGATTGCCATTTCAATCATTGCAACTGAACCCATCACTGTTGGCAATAGCACTGTGTTCTCATGTGCTAGAGCATTTGCCAAATCTAAAAATTTCAACTTGTTGTGAATCTTAACCAACAACATAGTATCCTGTCTGTTATACTCAAGGAACTTTTTAAAGTCCTTGTTATACAACTGGTCAAGAGTACCTTCATATTGTGTTTTATTTTCACCGACTTCCATCTCACCGATAGAGTCTAGTTTATAGCTATGGCGACTTTCATAATTGTATTTTTTGTACAACTGTAGATAGTCCATGTGAATACGACCAACTAAGTCATATGTTTGCTCTTCTTTTCCAAACCTTTCATAAGTTCTTGGCTTAGGCATCTGACCCATCAAACAAAACTTACGGGTATCATCTTTACTCATTACCCTAGTAACACGATTGACCATGTAGGGTATGTCGTATCCTTCTGAGTTCCAACCAGTTAGAACATCGGCATTGTCAATCAACTGAAAGAACATATCAAACATTTCCTTTTCACTTTTAAAAAGGATAGTGTTATCAAATTCTCCTACAATTTCTTGTGCCGTTTCTTCGGACATATGTTTAGGAGCAATACATAGAGTAAACAATTGGTCTAGCCAATCCAAATACATACTAATTGCTGTTACAGGGTTGAATGGATCACTAGTGGGACTAAAGCCCTTTTCAGGATCAAAATCAACCTCAATGTCAAAGAAGCATGTATGCAACTTAGGAGGATCAATTTTCAGATAATTCTCTGAAAGGCAACGAAAGACTACATTGATATCACTTTCAAATAATTTCTTACCTGAATGAATCCTACGCTCCTTTTCAAACTCAGCACGTTTTCTTGTACTGAATTTGTTTACAGGATCGCCATAAAGACTACGATATTTGCCCTTAGGATCGCTGTAATAAAATGTATAGTTAGCAGGGTACTCTTTAAAAGTCCTTGTACCTTGGGTAGTCCGTTCTACGACAAATATCTTGTCGCCATTGCGGTCATGTATAGCGTCTACATAACTCATAGGGTTTTGCCAACCGTCTCCAAAATCGTATTGAGTTCGTCATGGTCTTTGTTAGTCTGACCCAAACTAGCCTTATGAGCAATTTTTACTGCTTTCTTCAATGTGCTAGCCTTAATCTCTAGTTCTTCGGCTACTGCTTTAATGGTATCATTCAAGCCACCGTTTAGTGTATCAATTTCATGCATGGTAGCCATGCCTTCGTTGATCATTTGGGTAAGCTTAATTTTTGCTTCTGCGCTAAAAGTTCGTGCAGTCATAGATTCTCCTTGTGAAGTAATTTAGTATACAGTAGGTGCGTAACAAAGTCAAACTTTTTGCGTAATTACGGGTAAATTACGCTTTCATTAATTTGTTGACAAATGCTAGTAATAGTTTATGATGGGCAAATTCATGCCAATATGATTGTAGATAGGGTCTGTCATACCAACTTGGCATACTTTCAGGGTGGCATCCAATCAAACCAATTCGTTTTTGGTAGATAGCCATTGGATCACCGTTGGCATAGGTTGACACAATATTCATTTTATTTTTATCACCTATCAATGCACACCCGTCATAAAAGTACATTGATTGTGGTTCATCATTCCATAGTACATCTGCTATGGTTGCATAACTTCGTTTAATATCGCTTTTACGGCGTTTGATATATTGTACTGGTTCTACGTCATCAAGCAACTTAAAATAGTATTTACCTGCCCAATATGCTCCCATGCAAATGCCCAAGTACCTACCACCGTTATGAATATATTCGGTTACATCATCAGCACGGTTTTTAAGTAGATGTTCAAATGAATCGCTATCGCCAATACCACCTGGAAAGGCTATAATGTGGTATTTCTTAAGTTTTTTTAATTTAACATCTTTAAACGGCAATATTTCTATGTTAAAATCACATGATAATGCTTCATACATTCCAGAACAACATAATACACTGCATTCTGGATGATTCATGAATAACGCAATACTGGGTTTAATTTAACCACCTCGCTCAACAATTTTTTTAACTGTAGTTCTTAACCCTGGATTAACCTTTAATGCGTGTGGCATTAGTTCATGTCTGATGTAATTCCTAGTATAATTAGTATCTTTATTGCTGGCATCTTCACTCCATTTAACATCATGTCGTTCACACCATGAAACGAATTCTGTTTTTGGCGTAGTTAAAAATGGTCGCAGAACATTTCCACGGACATATCTATGTGGGAGTTTTGCTTTTCCATGTAGTGATGACCAAATATATGTTTCTACACAATCATCTAAATGATGTGCTGTAATTACTGTGTCAAACCCACGAAGAAAATCATAACGCTTGTTTCGCCAAAACTCTTCTTGACTTAATTCTTTGGGTTTGGATTCGTTTAGCTTTCCAAAGAATAATGGTAAACCGTGTTCACTACAATAATTGGCTACAAATTGATATGCTGTATCACTGTTTGGTGTGCTATGATGATAAAAGGCCACAGTAACCTCATGCTTTCTACGCAAGAAATCTAGTACAGCCATACTGTCTACACCGCCGCTACAAGCAACGGTTAGTTCTTTAGGTAATGGGAAAAGTAATTTAAGCATCTGTGTATTGTAACACAGTACTGAATTCAAGTCAAATTGTTATTGGAAAATATGGTGATTCTTTTCCCCATAAATCTTAATATACTTGCCAGCTAAACAATCTGCCATGACTTCTATTGGGCTGCCAGGGTAACTAGATCCCGGTTTAATCATATTCAGTTCACCCTGTCTGACATGAACCACCTCATGAAAAACCGTTCTAAGTATATCAACCAAATTACGGTTTTTAGCATATACCCAAACACTGTTATCACCATCAGTATGACTACCAGTATGATGATTAGTTTGTGCTTCTTCGGTATCCATGCTTAATTCAATTTTGGGAGTAGTTTGTAGATTTAACTTTTTAGCAGCCCAATCTACAAACTTTTCTACTTCTTGTTCTAAATCACATTCAACATCAGATTCGTCTAATTTTCCTTTAACCCAACTATCAGGACTACGATTAAATTTTTTCACAAATAAATCGTTTAACGCATCATGATTCATTTCATGTTTTTGAGCAATCGCTCGTAATAATTTATCAATGGTATTATAGTTGTGTTTGGATAGGCTAGGGAGTTTTTTATATAACTCCATAACCGCAGTTTCACCAACGAATGATTCAGTTATCATTTATATTAATTACACCAAGATTGTTTTGCTTCGCCAAAGTATGCTCTAGCATAGTTATTTGTAATGAGTTGTTCACGCAAACTTTTACCATCAAGAATTACATCGCCTAATACACGCCCACCAAATTTATCCCAGTCCATGATAACAACTTGGCGTTTTTGTGAATGAGTAACTAATTCTTTTGTAAATGCTGAAGCAGCCTGTCCTCTTTGATCTTCTTGTGGACATTTGGCTCTAAATCCTTTTTCAGGAGTATCTACACCAAATACTCTTATACTAAGTTCTTGTTTAAGCGGAGGTGGTAAAAATGTAGCCTGAAATGCTACAGTATCACCATCTAATACTCTAGTAATAGGGAAATCGTATATAACACCTTGGGGTGTTTTTTGTGCGTCAACTGTAGTTGATATTGCTAGTAATGCGATTGCTATAATTTTTTTCATAATCTACCTTTTATTATCCATTTACCACATGACGGAGAACAAACCTATTAGGATCTAGTGAACTAGCACTATTTCTAGCCATGCGGCGATAATCATCTAAACGACTCAATGCGGCTTCATCATCGTATGCCTGAAAAAGTTCATATTCTTCACCAGTTCTACTGTCATAAATTTGATATTCAGGCATCCTACTTGGTGGTTGACCAAATGCAGGTTCAGCAGGACCAGCACTTACTTTTGCTTTAATAGGCTCATTAGGTTTTTGTATACCTCTTGCTCTTTTAAGTAAAGTTATTAAGTCTTGTTTCTGTAATTGTCCAGATGAATACTTGGCAAAAACATCAAGTGCATCGCCTTTAGTTGTAGGTTTTAATAATTTATATAATTTTTTAAGATATTCTGTACGATATTTTTGTGGGTCACAAGCGGCATCTAATGCTACTACAAATCTTAATAGTGTATTTTCTAATTTAGGTATATCTTCATTTAACCAATCGCCACCTGGGCTGCGAAATTCAATATAACCCTCTTTAGTATTAATACTAACATATTTGCTAGTATTTCCACTATGAATAAGTTTTGCTGCCTCTACACTTAAACCCTTTCTCATTTCATCAAAAAAGGTAAGTAACTCCGGTTCACTTTGCATATAAGTGGCTCTAGACTGTAAACTACTCATTGCACTTTTTGCGAAACTATTTGCTGAACGACCAAATTGGTCTAATACATATTCATCACCTAATAATAGCGCAAGTTTTACATAGTCTAATTTTTCACGGCTGCACCCAGGTACACTTACATTCATGTGTAAACCTGTACTTCTATTAGTATAACAACCATTGGTTCTAGCCCATTGAACTACTTCATTTAAACTAGTAATCATTTCATCTAAGGGTAATGGATTACTTACAAACTCTAAACCTGAATCACTGGGTTCTTTCTTTGAAGTAAGACTACCGTCTGGTTCTATAGTGTAAGTATCATTTGGTTTACTACGGCCAATAGGTGTCCAATCGTTGCCTCCGCTTGACATATAATAAGAACCGTGGTAACTATCACTTACCGCTATGTTGTTAAGACCTAAGTCTGTCATAAACTGTAAAGCAACTTGTTTTATAGTTCTTTCACCTCCAGCCTCTGGATATGTCCAATATGGCCAAGTAATATCATATCCTGATTCAATATCACTCATGAATCTAATGCCTGAATCTCTTAAAAACTCTCTTTCATTTGATTCATCATTCATATATTCTCCAAGCATAGATTCTCTAAAATCCTCATCTGCTTGATCATATATTTCATTACCATGACCTTCTTCTACAGCCTTTTCAACTATTTTTTCAAGTTCATCTCTATCTTCGTATTCAATATTTTCTTTTGCCCATTGATATACATGCTCAGTTGGAGAATGATCCCAATCTTCACTTATTTTTTCACTTACCCATTCTGTATATTCTTCTTGTAATTTGCTATGTAATCTACCAACTTCAAATGGGCTATTCCACTCACCGTCGGCTTCAAAAAATTCAAATATTTGGTCAAGACTTCTTGCAGGTTGATCTTCATCATAATCAGGCTCTGGGCTTGAATCTTCATCTTCACCACCTGCAACATCAGGCACATACATTTCAAATTCCATACCTGCCATGGCACCGGTGCCTGCTGCTAATTGCTTTAATGACGAAGGACTCATGTCTATTTCGTCCAAGACTTGGGTTTCAATTATAAATTCTAATGCTCTCATATTATTATTTAGTTTATTTAATGTTTTACTGCAAAATGGCTGCTTAGGCTGGCTCGCATAATAACCAAATCACTTTCATTATTAACTTGAATAGGATCATCTATATCGTCATCATTTTCCCAAGCAGCAGGTGGAAAATTTAAAAATACAAAAATAGTACGCCAAGTAACTGTACGACCTTGACTATAGGCCAATTCTAGTACCGACATGATAGCATTAACAATCTGTTGAGTTTTAAAATCAATAATATGCACAACTACTGATTCCAATTTGCTAACAATCCAACCTTGTATAAAAATGGAAGATTGTATACATCATTATAATAAATCTTTATCGCATTGTTTATTGCTTTAAATTCTTTTTCACCGGCATGTACTGGGAACAAATACCAATGTTTGTTGATTGCACGAGATAGTGTATTTGATGGTCCTTTATTAACACCTAAACTTTTTGCTCCGGCTTTTGTCATTGACTTTTCAAATTTCTTTTGAATTTTAACTAGTTCAGGATTACTATTAGCCTGTTCACTTACATTGACCCAACCCCAACCTGATATTGCAACACCGGGTGTTTTACTTAAACTGATCCAATTTCTACGACCACCTACTGTTTGGCTTTCGCCTGCTATTAATTGTATTCCCTGATCTCTAAGTGCTATCTTATATAATAGATTACCGACACCCATGCCACGATATTCTTCTGCGACAGTAACAAACTCTACTGTATATGCAGGTTGTAATGGAAAATCTTTTACTGGAGATAATACTAAGTCACCTATTATTCTGTCAGCGTTATTAACTATGATAACATGATATTGATTAACATCATCTTTTGGAATAATACCATATCTTAAATCCTGATCATCAGGTACAGGCTTTAACTTTTTAAACATCGCACTTATTTGTGTGCTAGCCGCTCGTTCTAATTGACCGATATAATCATCACCTTGGCTTGACAATTCAGATTGTGGTATTCTAACAATAGCATCTTGTACTATTTCTTCGTCAACTACAAATTCATTAAGTCTCATTACTCACGCTCAGTTTTAAGTGTGGAATTAATAAACCAAGCTTTTTTACCATACAAGTCTTGTAGTTCAGCCATGTAATTAGCAATGCCTTGTTGACGCTCATTTGTTGCTTCATCAAACATATCAACAACTAATTGACTTAATGTTTGACAATCTTGTAATAATTCAGCAAACATTAATTGAGCACGAGGAATCTTTATTTGGTCTTGAATAATACTTAATTCAGCATATCTAGATAAACTGCCAGGTGTGTAATGACCTAGTATTCTAATATATTCGGCAATTGGATCTATGGTAGCATTTACATCTTCATATAATGTATTAAAGAATTCGTGATATTGTGGGAAATTACTGCCTTCAACATTCCAATGAAAGTTTTGTGACTTGATAGCAAACGCTTGTGTACTAGCTAACAGTACTTTTAAATTATCTACTAACATATCTTTGGGTATCCTTTTCTGTTCCAATAAAAATCATAATCTTTCATTTCTTTTTTCCTTGGCAATGAGCCTTTTGTGAAAATCCTTTTGGATTGTTACAATTAATACTTCTCTTATACTTATCACTCCACTTCTCATCTAATTCTTCTTGTTCAGTAGTAAGAGCCATAAGTTTCTGTCCACCTTTTCTAAGAAAAGGTTTATTTTCTTGTTCATACGAACCTGGCATTGGTAAGCCTTTTGTTTCACTTATGCCTTGAAGAATAGAACTCTCGGAAGTTTTCTTTTTAGTAGCAACATTGATTGCTTTGCCACTACGCTCGGGGTTTGGATCTTCTCTACGCTTTCTAGCAGCCGCACTAGCACGACCC